CGCTGAGCAGGCGGGTCGCGCTGGAGGTGTCGTCTACTACTGTCTCTCCGAGGACCATCTCCGTGTTGCCCGAGGTGATCGTTACGTAGTAGTCTGTACTGTCGATGCGATCCACCGTGGCCGTAACCCCGGACGTAGTGCCGTGGAGCGCGTCACCTACCGAGATCGTCCCGCTCCCACTGGTCAGTGTAAGCACTGCCGCCTGCTTAGAGGCTTCCGCGTTCGCCATCACAGGGTAGCGCAGCACCTGCGAATAGAATCCGGCGGACCGAGCACACCGTGTATCATACCATGACTGTTCTCGCACGTTATAGATGACCGCATGTGTACACTCCTCAGCACTGCCGTAGGGGAAGAACCACCAGATTTCCCCGAAGCGCGGCACCTTCATCGCCCACACCTTCTGTCGTTGCGCGTAGTTCAGGTTGTCGAAGAACCAGTTAATGTTCATCTGGTTTGGAACTTCACGCACCTGCGAACCGTCACTAACCAAGAATCTGTCTACCCCAACCCAGAAGTACGCACCATCGTACTCGATCACGGAGCGCTGTGACAAGATAGATGACTGCGTCGTGAGGTGTGCGAACTTGAATATAGCCCCACCACCGGCGTAATCGGTACGCAAGACGGAGTCCAAGGACCACAGCAGCGCTGCAGGGCCGGAACCCGAGCGAAGCGGCAACCCCTTGACGATCTTAGCGCCGGTAACGCGGTCAGCACCAGAATCCCCGAAGTTGTAAGAGCCGGTGTACCAATTCTGCGGCAGGTTGGCGTCGGACCAACCGACGAAGCCGTCAGAACCGTGCACGAACGTGTAGGGTGGAACCGCGAACACGCCGCCACTCACCGCCGGAGCATCCGCGATCTGGGTGAATGCGCTGTCCGCGCTGGCGAGGCCAAGGTAGGGCTTCGTCGCCGTGGTGTCGTCGATGTTGATAAGGCTGGAGGAGGCGTGGGCAAGTACTACGGTGCCAGACGAGCTGACCGCGTCGTCGTACTGGGTGTCGACGCTCCAGACAACATTGCTGTTGGCGGACCAGCCGGAAGGGCTACGGTCCACGATGTAGGCACCGAGACCGTTGTTATCCACCAGCACCTGTTCAATACCGTGTTGTGAAAAGGACAGAACGGCATTCAAAGATTCACGAGACCAGACGCGCATGGCGCGGACCGGGCCGGACAACCCCTCTGTCATGCGTTGGAAGCCCCCCATCTTCTTCGGTCGACCCCGCTGGAACCGTACCCACTGACCGTCGTTGTAGTTATCACCATCCAGCTCGGTGCCGTCCCGCTTGATGCCGGGCAGGGTAGTGATCTGATTGAGTTTTTTGATCTCAGCCATTACGCATTCTCCAGCCAACCGAACCAGGATCCGACTACGGTAGCAGCCTTGTCAGTGGTATACGTCATGCCTACGCTTTGCCCAGCCGTGAAGGACAGAGGGCATCCAATACGCAGCCCGGATGACATGTCTTGAAAAGCCCCAGCATTCAGTGGCATGAACAGATTATCTACCGTGAAATCATGCCCGTCGAACGTTGGTGTTGCCAAGTGCAGAGTCACAGCAGCCGCAGCGGTGCCGCTTACACCCCCGCCGTAGAAAGAATCGATCATCAGACGCTTCCCCGCCGGCACCATGCGCAGGGAGGACGAGCACCGTAGCTTCCCAGCCGCGATGTACCCGTAATTCTCAGATGCGGCGAGGTTGGTCGCCGATATATTACCGGCTGCGGCTTTCCCGGAGCCGAAGGTCACGAGATGCATGCACTGGATAAACCGGATGTTCGTAGCCACCGTATTGACCGGTGTTGTGCCGTTCAGGGTTACTGTTTCTACCTGCTCTGCTAGGTCGGCGTCTAGGTAGTGGAGGTCTATAGTCCGCGCACCAGTTCCGGCTGCGGCGTCGGCTGCCGAGGTGCTTACCACGCGCATCTGAACGCCAGCGGCAGCAGGGAAGGTAAAGACCCCGTTCGGCCAAAGCAAGCCGGAGGCGGCTCCGCCCGTCGTGATCTCGCCGTAAGCCCCGAAGGGCTGAGCGCCGGAGACCTTGCCGCGCGCTACGCTCAACAGATAGTCGTTAGGTACAAAGCTCATATAGCGACCCAGTCAGTTCCGATAGCCTTCAAGTGAATGGTGGTTCCGGCCAGCGTTATGATCATCTCAGCTTCCCCCATTATAGTGTCCCCGGTAAGCGGCGAAACGGTCAGCGCGTAGGTGCCGGAGCCGAGAATGACTACAATCTCTTTGCCGTTGCGGGCTTGTGGCAGGGTGATGTCGATCGCCCCCGCCGAGGTGTCGGCGACCAGGAAGTCGTCCTCAACCCTCGCCACGAAGTCATTCGTAAAAACGCTGACGCGGGCGTCCTTCTGCAGTCCAGCGTTCGTCGCACGGTCGGCAAGGTGATAGTGCAGCAGCGTATCACCGCCGCCCACCAGTTCCTGCTCAGAGCGCGGATCGAGGGTCATCAGCTTATACTCGCAAACGGCCTGACCGAGAAGCACAGCGCCTGACTGCCGTCATACACTTCAGACGGATCGCACAGCCACTCCTTGTAGACATCATTGTCCACGCCGTAAATCTTCCAGCCGATGTATCCGGCCTTGTTGAAGAACGGCCATTTCCACGCGATGAAGAAGGCCATCGGCAGTTTGACGTGCAGGACTTTGGTCGGGAACGGCGGATGGAACCATGTATTGCCCATCAGCGGCCAGTAAGGGTCGAGCCAATCACCGCGCAGAACGCGGAAGATGAACCGACGACCACCGATCTCAGGCAAAGGGTCAGTATCGCCGCGCTCCGGATCGTTGCGGTAAAGGATGTCGACTTTCATAGGGTCGCACCGTAATCGGTCGTGTCATTCTCACACTCGACAATCATTCCTTCATATTCAACAGCATCAGCCCCGAGATCGGCACGAAGCTCATCCATCTGCGTCTTGTCATAGGCGCGACACTTCACATTATTGCCTTCTTCATTAACCCATGTGGCTTCAATCGCAGGGCCGTTGATGTAGCGGACTACGGATTTAAGGATCATGATGCACTTCCTTTAATGATTGCATATTGGAACATAACTGCCTCCGCCAAAGCACCGGCAGTAAGGTTTCTAAGGCTTACTGTGCAATACCCACTACGAATATCCTGCACTTGGAGGAGGTAAGCATTTGTGGTCGCGTTGTTATAGATATTCATAACAACCAAGTCTGCTCCAGACAGCAAGGAGTTATTGAATTGAAACGACACTGCTGTGTTTGCAGCCAAAGATGCACTGTGCATCGTTATCTGACCAGTTGGCTTATTCAGCGTAACCGCAGTAGATTTACTCGTCGCCTGCGTCACCGTTCCACCAGCGCCTGCGCCGTAGCCGAGGCTGCCACCCGCGCTTACTGCTAAAACGTTTCCGCTTGTATCAATCCGCATCCTCTCCGATCCGCCTGTGTAGAACGCCATGGGGAGGTAGGAGCCGGTGCTGCTCTTTGTTGATATTAAAGAGAATTCAGTAGCGCCGATTGATACTTGAGCGACTGAGTAATTACCTGCCGATAAATCAGAAACGTTGAATAGATTCAAACGAGATACCGTTCCAGAACCATTGGGCACCACTGCGATATTCGTTGAATCATTCACCACACTCGTTTGGAACATTACCCGATCGGCAACCGTAGCGTTACTGAAGTCACCCGTGATGCGATTACCAGTGCCGGTGAATGTGAGGTTGCCGGTTAGTCCTGTAAGAGATGTAATGTCAGAGTTAGCACCAGAAGCAGCACCTCCAATTACACCAGCTATAGGCAGCCCGGTACAGTTCGTCAGTGTCCCACTGGCAGGGGTGCCGAGAGCTCCGCCCGGAGCTACGTAGTCAGTGCCCGCAACCGCTGCGCTCTCCGCCCCGGAGGTACGCTTGACCAACCCAGAAAGCGCTCCGATTGTGGTCGTCGTGCCGTCGTCCGTAATCCTCGCCACGCCGTCTACCGCCAACCCAAAACCCGTCGTGCTGTACTTATAGAGGCCAGTGTTGGTCTGGCTGGCAAAAGACAACGCAGGCGTAGTAACAGAGCCGTCAAGCAGCTGGAGCGTAGTCGAAGCCGTAGCCGATTGCGCTGAGTAGACGTCCGTAGCGTCACAGATCAGAATGGCGCGCACGCCCTGCGCGATCGCGGAGCCAGTGCCAGCGGAGGTCTTCACGGTAATGGTCTGAGCAGTGCTGATGGAGCTCAGGATATAGTACACCGCCACAACGGAAGGAACCTCCACCGTTACCCCGGAGGCCGGATTACCAATGAACGTCAGCAGCTTATTCGCCGCCTGCGCCGAGGACAAGGTGAAGGTGCCGCCAGCGGAGACGTCCAACACCAGTTGTGTAAAGTTGTAGCTGACTGAGCGCCCGTAGCCGACGGTAAACAGCGAAGTGCCCGAGCAGCAGAGGATCACGGACTCGCTGGGCTGCAGGGTGATATACGCCTGCCCGTCGATGGTCTCGACGCCGCTCGGATCAAGGATCAGCGACCCGGTTCCGGAGTTGCGAATCAGCGTGAAGAAGTTGTTGCCAAGTGTGGCCGCTGCGGCAAAGGTGAGCGTGTCCGCGCCGCCTGTAAAGTTGATCAGCTTGGCGCGGTAGGTCGCGTCTACTGCAAAGCCAGCTGCCGCAGTGTAGACTGGGTGCGCCGTGTTCAGCGTACTGCCGGAGGCCATCAACCCGTACCCGACCAAGGACGCGGCGTCTACGCTCGAAGACCCAACCCCGAACGCTACCAGCGCCCAAGCGCCGTCCGCCGTAGTGTTATCGGTGACGTATATGTACTTGGCCGTTCCGGAGGCGACGGTGACCACGGCTGAGCCGGTACTGCTCACCACGCTAAAGGTCTCAGCTCCTACGTTGCGGATCAGGATGTCCTCGCCGGTACTGACCTCGGTCGCGTCTGGGAGCGTGAGGGTCAGTCCAGCCACGCTCGCTGTAACTTCCAGAAGCTTCGCGGTAGTGTTCGCGCCCTCGGAGGTCTGCGCCCACGTCAGCGTGGTGTCCGCAGCGATGGTGAGCGCCTTGTAGCTGTACTCGCTGGGCGGGACAGTGTCACTGCCAAAAACGTCGGTGTAGGTGGTCATAGCTGGTCCTTAGGAACTGGCGTCAATCGCCCGAGACTGATCTTCAGAGTTGATAGCCTGCGCCGCGCGGTCGTACAGCGCCTGAAACTCCGCAATCCGTTCGCTGGTCTTCAAGAAGGGTTGTGCTTCCAGCAGCGCGGCGTACAGCAGCAGCTGCGGAGCGTATTGCGTCGTCCAATTGGTTTGGTTCTCGTCACTCAAGGGCTCTGGACGCTCATAGTACATCAACTCGAACGGGTAAGCTGCATCGGGAGTGGGGGCGATGAAGAAGTGCTCGTAATCGTAGTCCGCGTAATAGCGCGGAACCCCGGTTGTTGCCGAAGTCGGAGAAAAGATGCGGCAATACTCGTACGAGCGTTCGAAGAGGTAGTGGCGCTGGCCGGAAGCTGTGATGGAGAAGCTCTTCGTCTTCCGCCAACGGGAGGGCTTGCTCAACGTGTTGGAGGAGAGGCTTCCAGTGACTGCCCGCAAAAAACCAAGCGCCTTGATCTCAGTGGCGAGGCGATTCTCAGCCAACGCTATGAATTCGGGGATCTGAGAAACGAAAGGGTCATCGTTGCGCTCGGCGTAATTCTGGATATCTGCCTTCAGCGAGGCGTAGGTAGTGGCGCTCATACTAGCTCGTCATCCTTTCGCGGGTGGGTCAGCGTGATGTTCTCTGGGTTACGCGCCGGCAAGCGCCAAGGGTCATAGAGGTCTTTGCACGCAGGACACACCCAAACCTTCGTGTTGGGATCCTGCACGAGATCTGCATATTGAACCTTGAAGTGGCAGCGCGGGCACACCGCTATCGCCGCTGAGCCCTTGGTGTTTACCGGAAGGTAGAGGCCCATGGTCGGTTACCGAGTATAGACGCTGATTCCGGGCTGCAGCGCTATAGGCGCGCCGTCCGACTCGTTGTGCTCCACCTCGATCATCACCTTGTCAGCCATCGTCTGGAGCGCCGGAATCAACCCCGCGTCCACCTGCGGCAGTTCGAACGCCAGTCGCAAGGCTAGTTGCCACGTGATGCTCTCCAACCAACGCTGCGGGAGCTCAATCTGCTGCGTCAGCGACCCGATGTCCTGGATCTGGCGTTGGACGAATACATGCAGCTGATCGTAGTCGTTGTTAGGCACGGGCCACAACGTAAGCTGAGGGGTCAGTAGACGCTCAAGGTAGTAGTTGGTCGAGGGTCGACCAGGCTGGGCCTTGTTAGGGATGGTGGACCACGTGTCGCGGTTCCATTGAATTACTGGAAGATCGGTCACTTGTGATGCCAGATAGAACTCATCTACCGTAATGGCGGCGGTCGCCGAAACGCGGAAATATTGCGCACTGGTCACAGTGGGAAGGTCATACCAGTACCATTCGTCGGTAGCCCAATCGGTGCGCGTAACCGCCTTCAGGTCGGACCAGCTTACCCCGTCGGACGAAGACGCAAAGGTCACCGTCTCTGACGCGGTGATGGCGCTGAACCTGACGCCGACGCGCCGCACCGAGGTACTCGAACCAAGATCGGTAGCCACGCTCGAGGCGGCTACGGTATCAGTACCGGTAACGCGTGTCGGTTGGCAGTAGAGCACATTGAGAACGTCGATGGTGCCGTCTACCGTCGAGTAAATGGCTTTGCCGGAAGACAACCCGATCAGATCGCTCTGCACGCACCAGAGATTCAACCCACGGTTGGCGAGGTTGAGGAGGAGCATATAGAGAGATTCCAGCGCGATCTGCACGTTCTCTGGCGTCTGCGCAGAGGGTAGCAGCTTGACGCGTCGGAACGCATGCTCCAGCACCTTTCCCGTGTCGATCACGGTGCTGCCGATGGTACCTGACGTAGCCATGGTCAGACGTACATCACATTAACCGTAGCCGTACCTCCACACACCACATGGAGGCCCTTATTTGCTGCGAGGCCGACCCCTCCAAAGTGAATCACATCGCCTACCGCGAGGGACGCCTTTGTGAAGAGTACTGTACCGGAAGCGGCAGTGTTATCGTAGATGGTGACCGTTCCGGCGCTGGAGGCGGTGACGGTCAGCCCGTAAAGTTTCGCAGGGCCGGTCTTGACTTGAGCAGCAGCTGCTTGGGTGACTTGCTTGTATCCTACGTAAGCCAGCGACATATTGTTCTCCTAGAGGCAGTAGGTGGGTGGGGGTGAGGCGGCACCCCCGAACCGTATTACGACTTCGGTGCGTACAGAACCGTCACGCGGAGCTGGCCGGCAGTCGTGTTACCGACTTGGGCCACGCGGATGTTCAGAGTGTTGCTAGTACCGACATCGTCCCACAGAGCCAGATCAGCCGCCGTCGGAGCCGTGGTCTCGCGACCCGCCGTCTTCACGTCCGTGTTGTCCATGAACTCTTGCCCGCCGGCGGTCGTACCGATGGAGAGCGTAGCGGAGGTCACGGAGTCCCAAGCCGTAAGGGTATCGGCCCAGATATTGACAATCTGCGACCCGGTCGGGATCACGATGGTCGCGTCGACGTTATCGCTGCCGCCGCCCGACTCAGCTACGAAGTCCACCAGCTTGGTCTGCGCGAAGATCGCGTAGCCGACGTTGGTGTATTCCGACGGGTAACTTCCTGATTTAACTGCGCCTTGAAAATACGAGCTCATAGAGCCTCCTGTTTCTGTTTACGAACAGCCCAAGAAGCCTTGGCTTTAGCACTCTGGGCTGCCCTGTATTCATCAGTCCGGTGTGTTTCAAGGCGTCTTTCCATGACGCGATTTCGATATGCCTCTTCTTGCCACTTTTCTTTTAGCAAGCTAGAATGCGCCTTTCGCGCGTCACCTTCCCATCGAGTCGCAACCACCCGCTTAAAGTCTTCAACTGCACCGGGGGTCGACCAACGAGTTTTTGCGGCTATTGACCTAAGTAGATTGCCAGCCTCACTCAATGAAAACTCTGCCATTTTTGCGGCTATGTTTTCTCTGTATGCCGGATCCTCCCAGTTGTGCTTAGAGGACTTGGACAGCTTTTCTTTGACTTCTTGGCGGTTTAAAGCATCTATCACTTTTTGCTTGCGTAGACACTCCACCTCTGGAGACAAAGCTAATGCTCCGTCGCCGCCATCAGTCATATTGCAAAGCGGTCCTGCGCCTAGATCTCTGCGCCCGTACAAGGCTATCAATCTGATCTCTTCAGCCAACGCTTCTTGAGCCGTTTCGTAATACCCTAAAATTTCTATGTGCGGGGCCAACTTAGCAGATTTAATCTTTCTAAGAATGCCGCGAAACATAGCGTTTTTGCAACTTTTGATGCGGTTCCAGTGATGCTTAGCGCGATCTCCACTGCCTTTGCCAACGTAAAAAACCACGTTGTTTTTGCTCGGTCTTGGGTCTCGGTAGGCATACACGTAAAACACTACGCATCCTTTCCTAGAAAAGCCCCCCGACCCGCTAGGGCCGAGGGGGTAAACGCGGCAGGGGCCGCGAGGAGGAGTGATTAGGCACCCGGAGTGCCGAACATGGCACGCCAGTCGGTCCAGCCCGAGCCAAAACGCATGGTCGACTTGTAGCGGACCGAATCGGTCTCGAAGTCGCCTTCCATGCCCTTTTCGACCTTGCGACGCCACAGGGTCTTCATGCCCTCCGGAGCGTCCGTCTGGACGAACCAGGCGGTGGCCGAGGTCAGACGCGACAGCACCACAACGTCGCTCAGGAGGCCCATCGACTTGACGGGGTTGAGGTCGTTGTTGTTAGTGCCCGCGCGCAGGACCGACTTCAGCAGCACTTCAGCGGTCAGCATGTTGCCCGGAGCGACGATGAGCTGCTTCGGCTTCAGGTTGATCTTCTTGCCGCGCGGGTCTTCCGCTTGGCGAATCTGGATCAACATCTGCTCCAGCGACGTCTGGCTCAGCGCGGCAGCCGTGGTCAGCAGGTTAGAGCGCGAGGCCGCACCGGTCGAGGCGTTGATAGCGTCGGTGTGGGCGTTCGACACCAGGATCACGCCGTCGCCACCGGTGTAGCCAGCGGTGAAGGCGCGGTTCAGGTGGTTGGCATGCACCGTTTCCTCGGTCTCGGTCATGGACTGAGCGAGATGCTTGGAGAAGGTGGAGCCGAGACGAACGTGATCACCGTCTTCCACGAGAACCTTGGTCAGCGCGAAGGCCAGGCCGTAGACCGTGTACGGATAACGCTTGACGAACAGCTGTCCGCCTTGGTCATACGTAACCGGAGAGCCGTCCGGCAATTCCGGAGCGGAGCCGAAGCCGTAGAGCATCGGTTCTTCGTGGTAGGCGCGGGCGATGCCGGTTTCCTGCGCGAAGACTTTTTTGTACTCGTCAGCGCGTTGGTTGTAGACGCCGTCATACACCTCGTTGAGGATCGGCTCGACAACTGCACGGAAGTCAGACGAGCGAAGGATAGTTCCAGCCATGATTGATCTCCTTTACTCGACTGGTTAGACGCCGACCGCGTTAGCCGCGAATTGCAGTTCGTTGATCTGAACGAGCAGCTCCGGATACGGGTTGGTGGTCGCGTTGTAGAACTCGCCATTGACAGCGCCAATGATGCGAACTTGAGCGGCAGTGCCAGCGGCCACAAGGGCGGCGGTGATGCTGGAGCCGGAAATGCCGGTGTTGGTCGATCCTGCGGCGACGTTGATGTTAGCCTGCTGGCCGACAGCAGCGACAACGTAGTCCGAAGCGTTGCCGCCAACAGCCACTTTGTACACCGTCTGCGGATCATCATAGACGTAAGCCTTGATGACCGAACCGCTCAGAACGAGGGTCGAGGCGGGCCAGTACGGCGACACTACCGGCTTACCGGTCGGGTCGATGTACTCGCAGCCGGCGAACACGCCAAGCGCTGCGGACGTGCCATCACCGATTTCGATCTGACCGCCGGTACCTACTTTGACGAGATCGCCCTTGTAGATAGCGGTGCCGTATCCGGTGCCGGAGTTGTTGAGGAGGGTATATTGCGTTGCGCGGTTCTGGCCGGTGGGATGAAATGCCGGGACCAGACCATACGCTTGGGCAGTTTGTGCCATGGTTTGGTTTCCTTATTGGAAGATTGGTGTGCGGGTCGACTGGCGGCCCAGCTGATGAAAGTCACCCTCTATCTCCAGCAAAGAACGCCCGTTGGAGTCCTGCTCGTTAGCATTATTCACCCGATCGCGAATCGCTTGTTCTTGCTCGCGAGGCATGTCATCGTGATAGATGGCCATAAGATCTTGGTAAATTTGCATGGGGAGCTTGAACAGAAGCATCTCGTTGCACGCGATGCAGCCGTTGAACTCGTTTTCGGAGGCAATCTTGTACTGGTCAAATCCGGGGATCTCGGAGGCTTTCACCGGGGTGTAACCAACCTGCATCCGCTTGTGGATGGGGTCGGTACTATTGGTCGTTGAAACCCAACAGAGGTGGAAGCCCGGCATTTCCGGGACTTGCGGGAGAACTGACTGAACCCACTCTTGGCGCAGCAAACGACGCCGCTCGGCCGCTGAGAGGGTAGAACCATCTGAAGAGACGCGATCTGTATCCGCATCATCACGTGAGCCGCGAACGGCTTGGCCGGCATCCTTCTTAAGGCGCTCGTCACCGAATTTGTCGTTAGCCATTTGCCTGCTCCTTATCCTGTTGTTGATAACGCTTGATCATCGCTGCACGCTTCACGGGGTCATCCCACATTCCGGCGTCTTTCAACGCTTGAACGCGGTCGGCGGAAAGTACGTAGCCTCCAGTTCCAGAAGCCGAGGTTTCCCGACCAGACCCGCCTACCGGTGCTCGCGCAGACGTCTTGTTACCAACGTTGGTTTTATTATAACCTGAACCTGCACGGTGGGGCAAGTATTTCTTAACCCTTGCGTCCAGCTCGGCCCAGTACTGCTCTGTGGTCGGGTTCCAGCCCTCACGGTGCAGTTCCTGGTCGATCGTCAGGGCGATTCTGGAGTCCATATCCTTACCGTCCGGGTCGTACCATTTGTTACGCTCCAGCCACTGCTCTGCCTGCACCTTGAGGCGCGGGTCGAGGGGCTGCGGGGCAGGTTGGGACGTCTGCTTCTGCGCAGCCTTCCGAATGCTGTCCAGCTGGCGGGCGCGCTCGGCGGCAGCATTCATCTTCTCCACGGCTTCTGCAGCAAGCTGGCCATTAGCAGCACTGACAGCCTCAGCGTGCTGAGCCTTGAAGTAGTTGTAAGCATCAACCGACTTCTGCAGCTCGGCTCCCACTGCAGCCATATCAGCCCCTTGGGTGCGCCGTTCGACAGCGTCGAGGCGTTGCATCGCCTGTTGCAGAATTTCGTCACGGGCGGCGATCTCACGCTTCAGGGAGTCGATGTACTCACTGCGACGCTGCTTGTTTTCCTTGCGGCGTTGGCGGTTGCGCTCACGGCGCGCTTCAGCGTCCTCGGCAGACTCACCTTCTTCTCCCAGCTCGTCCTCGTGCGTTTCTTCTTCGGCCTTGACGGTGCGCTCGTCGTCTTCGTCGTTGTCCTCGGTAGGCGGCACGGCTTCAGCGGCTTTCGACTCGATGATCGAACCGTCCTCCGCTACTAGAATTTCGTTTTCCTTGATTTCTTCAGTCATTTATACGCTCCTTTGCGTAAGTTACGGTTGGACTCTATTCTCGTCCAGCTTGTGGTCCCCGCACCAATCTTTCTCGAAGACAACAGGGTACCCGTTCATAGTTGGCGCATGGCGGCGACAACGGCCAACATGCCCCGTTTCTGCCGACGCTGCGCCGGAACGTGCAAGTTTGATAGCGAACCACATGCAGGTGTCGCACGCCATACCAACACTACGGTGCTTCCAAGGATCGGCACTCATAGCAGTTTGTCGAACGCTTCAAAGTTCGCCTCGATGCGCATTTTGATGTCGTAGTCATTGAGGACGGCGAAGTGCGCCTCATCGTCAGTTCCCTCGATCGGTACCGAAAAGCGGAAACCGCCATAACGTGGAGCCAGCACTACGTCGCCGACTTCAGCCCAGCTTCCTTCCTTCCAGGTCTCGCCGGAGTTGCGGTCGCGGTAGGCGATCTGTCCGAGCTTCGCCACGCGGGCGACGACCGTGTTACCCTGATTGAAGTCGGTTGTCTCTTGGACGAAAACAATACCACCGGCAGATTTCTTCGGGACGGTGCGCAGTTGGACGATGATCTGGTTACCACACGGCGTTGCACCGCTGTCCACCTGCGGAAAATGCTTCTCTACGTACTGCTCTTTGGTCAAGCTCATATACGCTCCTTGCGTACGTGACCCCGTTGGCAGCGGGGGTCTTAGCGCTGTGCTTCTTCTTGCTCCTCGGAACTGAGCACGCTCTTCATGGTGCTCATCGCCTGCTGCAACCCGCGATAAACACCCACCTGCACGCCGTGCTCGAATTGGTTTTCCTTGGGGTGGTCTCCGAGCGCCTGAAGCTGTCCGTCAATATCGGACTGAAGCTCTCGGAGGAACCGCTGTATGGTTTTGTCCACTTACTTCTTCTTGAAGGGCGGGGCTTTCTTGACCATGCCGCCGCACTTCTTGTTGAGGATCTTCACCCCTTTCGGTGCAGTCTCAGCCTTACTGGCGATGCCCATCGCGATTTCCTTGTGCTGCGGGATACGTTTGTCCGTCATGTGACTCTCCTTACGCGGCGAGAAGTAAGAGTCGCCGACGGAATTCCGCGTCATTCGCGGCGACGCTCTTGCGTTGAATTATAACCGTTCTGTGCTCGTTCCACAAGGGAATTATGCTCGCGTACCACTGATCGACCTCAAGAGAAACCAGGGACAGCCAAGCCGGCAAGGTCGTGTCTAGCTCTGTTGGGGCGCTGTAGATCGGTTTGCGCTTGAATCGGACTTCTGGGTACTCTTCTCTTGCAACCACGGCAGACTTTCGCGGCGTTGTCTTGCGCGCTCGCCTTACCCATCGCAATTCCTTTCACTGCCACGTCGGAAGAATGGATGAACGGGAACGAGGTATTGGCCGTCGCCGCGCCTTCCATCGGGTTGCCGTTCGCATCGTCGAGCGGGCTGGTGCCGGGCGTGCCGTATCCCGAGGCTGGAAAAATCCAGAAGTAGCTGTCGGCATCGCCCTGCAGATAGCTGTCGAACTCGACCAACACCGACACCGAGAGCGGGTAGCTCCGCAGCGTATTGGTGTCGTCGCGCTCCTTGATGTTGTTCCAGCTCGATGCGCTCGGCCCGACGATATGGACGCCGCCTGCGTAGGCATCGCCCGTGGCCTGATAGATCGTCTTGAGCGTGCTGCCGTCCATGAACACCAGCGCAGGAACCACCTTGCCGTTGCGCGTCACACCCACATCCGCGTCGATGTCGCCGGACTTGCGAAGCTGGCGCTGCACCCATGAATAGATTTGATCGTAGGTCTTGTCGCTGCCGGTAATCAGGGTGTGGAAATTGAACGGGCCACCGCTCATGTCCGCGCCGCCTGACTGCGGGGTGTTGTACCACTGGATCGCCAGCGCGGTGTAACCAGCACCGTCCAGCGTCGCATCATCCACCGTCACGCCAGCATCTACCGCGTGCGTGATCGGGAAGTTGTACTTCTTGTAGGTCAGCGCCGGGTAGCCGATGTCGATGTTGCTCGACTCGTCGTAGGTGTAGCC